TTTTTTTGATAAATGGCACTTTTATGTCTTTCGGATTAATTTTCATTTAGTTGTTGTGAGTGATAGAGAATTGCAGCGGAGTAATCGTCTTCAAGTTCATAATCCGAAGCCATAGATAGAATTTCTGGCATTGTTACCAGTTCAGCAATCTGATCGAAATTATTTACACAAGAAAGAGCTTCTGCTTCCCAAGTTTTTATTTCTTTAGAAACAACAATTGCTTCGCAGAGTTTTTCAACCATTACTTCTTGATTTGGATTTAATTTATCCACTTTGAACTTCTCTTTAAGGTCGCTTTCTACAGAAGCTCTGATTGTCTCAATAGTTCTAATGATGTTTTGAATATTCTTCATTGAAACATTAGCCCTTGTTACTGGTATTCCCGTGGTGCCTTCTGGTCGTCCTGCTGCTTTTTGTGTTTTGTTGAGAATTGGATGAGGATTGCCTTTCTTAATTGGTAATTCCATTTTCTTATTAACAACATCTGCTTTTAGAGAAGTTTTGGGAGCTGGAGGCATTGCTGGAGAAATCATAGGAACTCCTCCGACAAGTGGATTATAATACCCCTCATCTCTTTCTTTAATAAACTTTTCTTGTGCTGGGGCGAGATCTTCTGCCTCTGGGAATTGTCCAGTATGAAACATATCCATTCCTTGCTGTGGAGTGAGAACGCCTAGCTCCATCAAGCGTGTAGTAACGCGCATGAGTTGTGTTTGATCTCTTACGTCAATATCTCTAAACTTTGCCACTGGATAAGATTTCATGCCAAGATTTTTGGCAATTCTCTTAATTTCAATTTGCAGGAAATCGTTTAAGAATGCGCATCTCGCCTCTTTCAATCTATCAACAAATATTTGAGCCTTAATTTCTGTGGCGCTATACTTCTCTTCTCCAACGACTATATTCTGAAGACCTTGTTTAATGTCTTCATTGAGGGTGGCATACTTTTCAGCACCCAAAACTTTATTAAGGTCTGGAAGCACGAAACTAGCCTTGGTGGTATAATCGGCAACTAGAACTCTGCCGACACTCTCATTCTTAAAAAGTGTTTGCATCGCTCGCACATTATTTTGATTAATGCCTCCCTTATCAGGATCTGTTCCCATTGTGATCAATAGAATGACGTTTTCAACGGTTCTAGTAATGGCTTGGTCCATTTTCTTTAGCTCCATCTTGGCGTTGATGTCTTCAAGCACTGGATATCCAAATGGAACCGCAAATGGTTCATAGTCTTGTTTTTTGTAAAATGAGAATGTGAGTTTCTGTGGGTCTAAGCGAATTTTTAATCCATTTTTATAGTACGCTCCCTTTTCGATGTCTTCTCTCACTCTTGGTGGAAGAGCTTTAAAGATTTCTCTATCATCATCTGTCAAAGGATTCTGCAATCTAGCGAATTCATATTGAGAGAGAATTTTTTCATATACACCCGTAGCAAAACTAGAACTTCTTTTGGCAACGACATCAAAAGGATTAAGCATAATATATTTGAGCGGAATAGCATTCGTCGCTTTTTCCACATTGCCAAACTGCCTAAGAAGGTTTGCGAAATTCTGCAAATCAAATTTTCCATCAATTCTGTACAAGAAAACATTTCCACTTCTGTAATATTCTCTAAAATACTGATCCTTTAAATTCCACAGTCTTACTTTTTTAAACCATTCTTCAAAGAAGTCTCTGCTTTTCTTCGTTCCACCTTCAAGGTATATTTCAGTATTGGCAAACTCTGACATAATGTCGATAGCATTTCTAAAAATGGAAACATTTGCATAGGCTTTTTGACATAGTTCAATTGCTTCTCTAACATTTACTCCGTCAATGGCGTAGCTATAAGGAAGAAGACCTTCTCTAATACTACTAAACCTATCAATCGTTCTTTGAAATGCCGCTCTATTCTTTCTGGCTCCAACTTTTTGGAAAGTAGCTTCACGCGCATAACCAGAATCACTTCCAGCATCACTTCCAGAAGCAACATAAAAAGGTTCTCCAGACAATTCTGGTTCGCAAGATGCCGATGACTGCATCATCATATGTGGCATTTCATTTGACGCTTGGGGCTGTCCAAATTTATCCCAGTATTGGGACTTTTTATTGTATTGTCTCTTGGTTGAATCCATTTGCTTATATTACACCAAAAGTCTCAAAGTTACTTTTAAAGTTACTATAAAAACATTGGAGTAAAAGTTTCTTGGATATTTTCGACTGGGGTAGCCATCATATCATAATAAACATGCATCATCCAGTTGCCTAAAACCAAGGCAGAATAAGAGTCTTTTCGAGCTTTGTCCGCTCCTCTTTGTTTTTTTAGATTATGGGGCAAATCAAAACTTTGAGAGCCTTGCGCCGTTGTTGTCACTTGGATAAGTGCGCATTGAACTTTGATCAGGTCAATCATGTCTTTCTGATGTTCTATAAAATCAATCTGCTTTCCTGCCGCTTCTTTCTCTTCGTCAGCTCTTGAATATTTTAAATTCATTATGGGGATATTGGCGGATCTTTGTCTAGAAAAACTATCATCAATTGCCATGCCTGCAAACCAAATTCTTCTATGGTCAAATGAAGCCTGCAACAATTCGTTTGCAGATCTAATCCAAAAAGAACTGGGTTTTCTAAGATGGACTATTCTTTTGGACGTTACGTTGTATTGGTTTCTTGCATCTCTTATGGCTGCTTGATATTCAACGGTATTGTCAAAATCGGCATCAAAACACTCTAGTTTTAAATTCTGCTTTTTAAAAGCTTCACTTTCATTGCAGGCATTTAAGAATTGAACGCCACCATTGTAGTCTCCAACTATCATTACAACTTTAAAATAAGTTAAAAGATAAAGAATATACTCAATATGCTTTTTTAGATTTGTGCCAGACATCGCATATGAATGCACAACAGTTCCAGTTTGTTTTCCAGGTTGAAGTTTTATTAGATTCATTGCGAAATCATCGGAGCCTTCGCTTTCGGACCAAGAAGGATCGAAAGACAAGATGTATTCAGCCGTCGGATCTCCTATCACTTCTACCGACTGCCCTTCGCCATCTACAATTGTACACAATGCCATTTTGCTTACTTTGAAAAATCCAGAACTATCATCTGTAAATAAAGATCCGAACTCTCTTCCAAATTGAGACTCACTCATGGTAGCCTTTGATTGATCCAATAGGTTTTGATCATAAAGCTGTTTAGGCGCACAATCGTAGCTTAGATGCATAATCACCCGATGGGCGTTGTCTTGCTTATCTTTGGTCAATATAGAATTCTCATATTGCTGATACAGTTTATACAAGTATTCGAATTTGTAACTCGCTGAAGATAAGCCAATAATTTTATTGTGTGGCCATTCATGACGTTCATCTTCTGTCATTTGGCCCTCATTTATTAGTTGCGTTTCTAAATCATAAATCTTCTGTCTTTCTGTTGGATTTTCGACAACAGCCAAGAAGGGCAAGATGACTTCGTTAAGAATCTTTTCTGGCATGAGCAAAAGCTCGTCAATAATCATTCTTTGAAATCGAAATCCGCGAAGTTTTTCTCCATCACCCAATGGCAAAGCAGTGATTTTACTTCTACCAATTTCCATGACCCACTCGTCATTACTTTTAGAGACTTTGGTTATGCATTGCGATAGATATGCGGCTTTGGGGCTTCTTGATATGTCTTCTATCTTTCTGAAGATCATTTTTGAATTGTGGTTAATAAATCCATTGCCTACATAGCAGTGTTCATTATCGACTTCTATATCCACGGATTCTATAGACTCTTGAAATTCTATATTAGAGACCTTATCCCAAAAAATACCATTAGAAATCAATCCTTCGTATAGTTCTACATCAGACTCTTCTATTCTATCTTTATATTCATTTAAAATTCGCGATAATCTTTTTTTGCCCAAGTTATTTGCCAAAGTTTCTCTAAATGTATATTTGGAAGATAAGTATAATCCAGATCCATAAATAGGATCACAATTTCCTCTTATGCTTTCAGGAATAGATTTTTTTAAAGAATCTGATTTTCTTGTGAGTCTAAATCCTATTTGTTTTTCAAATTTTGAAATATTAGACTCTCCCATTATTCTTAGTTTGCAAGACTCTTTTCCAAAAGTTTTGACTCCACAAATTAACATTTCTCCCCGAGCCTTTTCTTTTTGAATTTTAGAAATGATTCCAAACTTTAATAAACACAACTGGACTTGCCTGATAATTGATATAGAAGAGGAGGCTAATTCCACTCTATCCTTTGCCACACTACCGTCAGCGTCAAATAGACCTTGTAAAAATGCTTTTAGATTCTCTTTGGTAGACCTTAATGCCTTATCTGGCACTTGTTTGAATGTCGCCGTTTTTTTCTCTTCTTCAAAGAAATTGTCGATAAATTCTTTATTGTTTATTCTTACTTGAGAACATCTTCTATCTTTTTTTGTATGGATTTGATTTAAACCTTTTCTTTCACAAAAAGAATCTACAAAATCTAGAGTTTCTTGATCTGCCGAAGTGATTATAGCATAATTGTATTTTTTGCAGAAACAGCCATCGCCCACCATCAAGCCATGAAAATAAGCATCATCTTTATCTAAGTAGTCATCTTTATCGGGGAAAATATCACACCCACTATGTATGGCAACCAAATCATCCAAGGTCATTTCTTCTGCTTTTTTCCATTCTTGAGATTGGGATTTTTGATTAAAGGTTAACAGCTTATGGCCCATCTTTCCCTCAATTAAATATCCTGATTTTGATGTTATCGAAAATCCATCGGCCAAATTATTTGTCCATTTGTTTTTGATTTGATTTGCGCCGTTAATAGAATAAACCAAATCTCCAATTTGAGCGTCTTTGATTTTAATAAGGCCCTTATCGGTTGGAATCAATGTATCAGGATGAGCGCACTGCCTGAATGACTTACTAAGGATTCCTATATGAACTCCTTGATTAAGTATGGCATCTAGAATAGCAAATACAGCGGTGGAAAACGAATTGTGATTTATAATGCCATCCGATACATAACAGTGTTCATTTTCTACGTGAATATCTACTGTCACAGCTTCTCCAATTTCTGTTGCAACAACTTTTTCAAAAGAAAAATCTTCTCTCATTAAGCAAGATAGTTTATCAAATATCTCACCATGTACTCTTCCCGTATTTAGAATTTCTCCCAATAATCTTCTGCTAGTGTTCTTTCTAAAATTTAATTTATATTTGCTGTCTTTTTTGTCTACAATTGATTTCTTTCCAAAGTATTTCTCCAAACACTCTCCAACATACGGGACATAATCACAGAAAGATTCATTTTGAATCAATTGATCGTTTAACGCTTCTAGCAAATCGTTTTTTCTTTTTATTTTAAATCCTATTTGATCTCTAAATATTCTTGCGTCTTTTTGATTGCAACAAATTAAGCTCCACGCTTTTTTGCATTCGTAAATTTTACCATTTGGGAAGTTCGACTTTCCACCTTTAAAACAAACGCTCTTTCTAAAAATAACCCCTAATTGTAAGCATAAATTTTGGATCTGCTTCAACAGCATTTCGCTAGTGGATGTAAATCCGATTTTCACATTAGTTCCTTTTTTCTCTCTTTGTTGGAGGGAGCAATATCCGTCTGTATCAAATAGCCCCATGAGAAGATTTTTGATATTTTCTTTTGAGTTGTTTGTCAATATTTCTGGTATTACTTTTTGATAAGCTTTCGATTCGTCGAATCCTAGAAATCGCAAAAAAGACACTAATTCCTTAGAATAAATCCTTAGATCTTGACATTCATTATCTTTGTTAGATATAGATAAATGAAGTCCTATCTTTTTGGAAAATTGATCTAAGAAATCTTTTGTTTCTTGATCTTGGGAAGTTATTGATACCCCCATCGGACTTTTTAATATGTGCCCGTCTCCAATCAAGAGACCAAAAAAATAATACCAGTCAGAAATGTCTTTTTCGTTTTTAATAAGAGATTTTGGCTTATTGAAATTTTTGACATCATTAACGAATTCAAATCCATTGAAGATATTTCTTTGCTTCAAATTTATGTCGCATCCTCTTTTTACAACCACATAGTCTCCATTGACTATATCTTTATTGTGTTTCCACTCTAGTTGCAGGTCTTTATTTAAAACCATAATTTTATGGTAGTCCAAGCCCTCGGATTCAAAACCAGAATTTGTCGTTATTTTATATGTCGCATCTATGGGGTTAATTGTTTTTTCTAAGATCTTATTAAAAGAGTCTTTGCTTTGCACCTTGTCTCCGATCTTTGTATCTCCTATTTTTATCAAACCTCTATCTGTCCAAATTAAAGAGTCGTAATGAAGACACTTGCTAAGTCCTCGGCTCCACACGCCCAAGAAGTAATCAGTTTCCATCATTGCTTTAATCGCCATGTGCTGGAAGGGGAAAAGTGATACCCCCGAAATCAACTCAGAGGCGAAGGAAGGGTTTTCGCGTAGGAACTTGTACAAAAGGATCTTGGCCTTTTTTTCGTCAATATATCCCTCCGTAGAAAGGATCTCCTCATTGACGTTCTTAAATTTTTTCCTTAATTTTTGATTTCCTTCTTCCCAACTCATATTATTCTTTATTATTAATGTCTAAGAAATATTGTACGTCAACATTCCATAATTTCTTCCCAACACATAAAAGTTTTGGGATGATCTTTTCGCTGTTGCTTCTATTGCCGCTAAAAACAAATTGACAACAATCTTTAAATTCGCGCTGTATGTCTCTCATAGAATGAAACACATAATTTAAATTGTATTTCTTGGGTGACCTTTTATTGATGGCTTCCATTTTGTAAAGATCAACTTCGGTAACTATAAACAAATAACAGCCCATCTCGCGACATCTTTGTAATTCTCTTACGAATCTAGCAGCGAATGATGTCATTGTGCCGCAAAAATCCCCAAATGACTTTCTATCTACATAGGTATAGCTATATTCATCTCCACTCACCGCATAATCTCCCACGTCTAGTTTTAACAATTCTGAAATTTTGAAGTGAAGAGGTTGCTGTTCGCGAGTGTCAATGAATATTTTATGATTTCCGTACTCATTGTTAAATTCATGGGGCATGACATCGCCAAACATTGGTTTGACATCACAGAGATTGCACGCTTTGCCATATTTACCAAAGACTTTTTTGTACAAATCCATTGTTGGCAGACCAGCAGTGTACAATTCAATGGTGCTTGGCGCACAAGATAATTGTTTTGTTTCTATTCTATTTTTTAGACAATAAATCAAATACTCTTCAACTTGTTGTGATGGCGCTGTATCGCACCATTCAATCATTTGGTTTCTATTGGAAAAATCACTTTCAAAATATTGATCATAATTTTTGAATTCTAATAGAGATCCTGTTAATTTGTTTTTTCTTTGAAAATGTTTAACGTAGTAATCGCCCATCATTAAGTTATGCTTTTTGATATGAGCATGCAAACTTTTCAGAGAAGAGAAGCTTTCGCTGCATTCTTTGCAATCAAATGACGTTTCAGCAATCATATTAAATGACATCATCCATTGAAAGGCCAAGAATACGAGCTTTCCAAGCGTCCATGCCTTCTAAGCGATGAGCTTCTTCTCTCACTAGTTTCTTTTGCATCTCTGCAATCTTAACCATATTCGCTCGTTCTTCTTCGTCTTGAAAGTACTGAACCAAAGCAAGCAACGAAGCATTTTCTTTATGCTTGTTTTTCATTCTTTCAGAACGGTCTCCTTGCAACTTTTTTGTGAGAGTTTCAATTCGCCCTTCACACTGATGATATTCAGTACTTTTGGCCTTGATTATTTCGGCCAATCTTACGCTCATTTCTTCTTGATCATTTGCTATGTCAAAAATGTCATTGAGCTTGTTGAGATGTTTGCTGATCACTTCAATGTTAATGATTTCTTTGCAAACATTCATATAAAGATTTAACTCATCTGACGTAAGATCTGGCTTGTCCCAAGTCAAGCGCACAAATTCTTGTTCAAATAGCTCTCTATTTTCTTTAGAGGTGTAGTTGTTGACAATCATTAAAAATCGCGAATTGTTCAGATTAACACCTAGTCGGTCTACGCATATTTTGTGCTGTCTATTAATTTTATCTTCAATCAGCTCGTTGCCCGTCGCGTCATTTATTTTTTTAATGATTCGGCTGGTAGACTTTGGAGCCATGTAGTTGCTCAAGGCAACATCCACATCTTGCGAAGGAACATAGTCTGGATTTGTTTCGGCAATGTGTGCAAATACAGCCCGCTGCTGTATAGATAGAGGCTTAACGTCCATATCTGGAAACAATATCTCCGCGATTTTTAATGACGAAAGACCTTTGTTGGTGTGGCTAATGATTTGGTCTTTTTGTTCTTGAGTAAATTCTATGCCTTCTTGCTTTAGTTTGCGGGTTGTTTTAAAAGACAAGTTGGTGGAAATCATATAAGAGCGAACAAGTCGGCCTTGTTTGCTGCGACCGTCAATATCTTTATTGTCAAAGACTTGCCGTACGATTTCATTGAGATCGCTGGTTCTGCTATAGCACTCTTTGACAGCTTCTTTTTGTTCATCTGTAAGCTCTTTCATAATACTATGTCGTGTTCACTCATTAATTGAATGGCTTTTTGTTTTAGCATTTTTTTGAGGTTTTTTATTTGCTTGTATCCAGCTTTTCTGTTCTTTTCGGTAGTTTTGTAGCCCATTAGTTTTGCTACCTCCTCTTCGCTTTTGTCGTCAAAAAACAACATGATGTAGACCTTGTAGTGGATCTCTGACAAATTGAGTTTTAATAATTTGTTGAGTTTATTGGTGGCTCCCTCGAAATCTATTGTGTGTTCTTGGTGGTGATCAACTTCTTGGGTATGATTCTCTATGGAAAGCGGCAACTTGATACCATATCCAGCCCGCTTTTGTTTTGCCCATTTTGCATACAAATCGCACGTTGTGTTTTGTGTGCCAGATCTGGTAAATGAGCATTGGTCTTCTCCCATGTTAAACTCGCAAGACATACACGGCTTCACATAGTTTGTGTAGTTATTTCTTATTATGTTTTTGATTTGGTTCGAAGATACTTGCGCGACCCAAGGTTCAAGTGGTTGTGTCTGGTCCCACAAATGCCATTTGTTAAAGATGTGCAGTTTAACAACCTGCGCGACATCTTCAAAATCAAACCAGTTGATAGCTTTCAGTCTCCATTTTCTATGGAACTTGTTCACTACCTTATCTATGATATGGTAGCACTCCTCATACGTTTTGGGATTACTTTCCTCCACTGCGCGGTTTATCGTTAATAAAATCGCCAATGCTCTGAGAGTCTCTTCTTCTTGTAGAAGATGATGGCGGCGTGTTATCTGCAAATAAAGATCCAAACGTAAATGAAGATGCAGAATCGGTTTCTACTTCTATTTGTATTTTATTGATTTGCGGCACTCTATCTACGCTGGTGTTTTCGTTGTCATCATAATCGTCATAATCTTCATCCTCTTCAATAGGATCGCTATATGATGCTTTTGCTGGCTTGGCTTGTGGAGCGGCAATTTTAGAAGTTGCTCCTAGAGTTTGCCCACAACCAGAACAGAAATTTGGTTTGGCAAAGTTGAAAGTATGCTTCATGCCACAATTCGGACAGAACGATGTATTCATATAGTATTATGACTTTTAAATACCTTTTTTCAAGTTAAAAATGGACACGAAAAGACAAGACCCCCAAAGTTTTTAATTTCGGCATACGCTGCGAGCGGTGAGGGTCTTGTCGAATATATTTACACTTGGTTTGGCGAATTTTTTAATTTTGTGAGCAAAAGATTTTTTTGTTTTGGGGTAT